CTGCTGCCATACCTTCATCAGCTGCACTGCTTAATATTTTAGCACCAGCGTCTTTAAGTGAACTAAGTATACTTGCTGAGTTTGCAATATCCCCGCCCATTTTGATTGCACCAATAAGTCCTGCAACCGCCCAACCAACTTCTGCTTCTTCGTATGTTGCTTTATGCGACACAGAGAGTTTATTAGGCATGTATAGTGTGATTGCACCAGCAAGTCTTTTTGTTGCTGCTCTAGGAACAGCAACCCCTTGATTCTGTTTCCCAGCAGATTGTGATGTAGCAGGCGCTGGAACTTCTCCACCAGCAAACTCAACTTGTGAGTTAGTCTGTTGGTTAATGAAAAATTGAATACGAGGTGTAGTGTTGGACATATTACCAACATCTGAGGGAAAAGACAATCCCCCAGATGCAAATAATGAAGTCTGAATACCCTGTGGTGATATTACCTTTGCTGCATCGCCCATCTAAATAGTCCTAAGAAAATAAGTTCATCTTGTGATAGTATTTATAAGGTTATCATGGCATATAAAGGAAGATACATCCCATCAAACCCCAAAAAATATAAGGGCGATTATAATAAAATCATATATCGCAGTCTTTGGGAGCGTAAATTCATGGTGTATTGTGATAACAACCCCAATGTCATAGAGTGGGGAAGTGAAGAAATCATCATACCTTATATATCCCCATTAGACGGTAGACGACACCGTTATTTCCCAGATTTCTATATCAAAATAAGAACTCCTAGCGGCAGACTCAAAAAAATTATCGTTGAGGTAAAACCTAAGAAACAATGCAAACCACCAGATATACCAAAAAAGAAAACCAAATACTTTGTTAATGAAGTAAGGACATGGGGCGTTAACAAAGCAAAGTGGGAAGCCGCACTAGAGTGGTGTGCAGATAATAATATGGAATTTAAAATTCTGACAGAGGATCACCTTGGGTGACGTATAAATAGAAGTATGGCGGATACATACTTTGATGACATATTAAAAAAGTCTGGTGGAAAAGAACGTTCAGTTCGATGGTTTAGAGATAAAATCAGAGAATTGGGGATACCCCCAGCACGTCAATTGGTAAGTGAAGGTCGTGTAACATCACGTCCCACATTCGGTAACATGAACTTCTTCATGTATGATCCCAAATATAAAGTTGAACTACCATACTATGATAGGTTTCCTTTGATTATGCCTATCGAACAGTATGATAATGGATTTTTGGGTTTGAACTTTCACTACCTATCAATTCCAATGAGACTTAAATTATTGAGTGTAATATCAGAGTATGCATCGGATACCAACATGGATGATAAGACGAAGATTCGTTTGACATGGAATCGTATTAAACGTAATCCACTGGTTGCGCCTACGGTTAAAAGATATTTAAACGAACATGTTAGGACTCCATTTCGCAGAGTTGATGCAGATGAAATGATGGTGGCAGTTTTATTGCCAGTCCAGAAATTCGTCAAAGCAATGGACTCTAAAGTATATGCAGACTCTAGAAGAATGGTAAATGGGCCTAGGAGAGTATAATGCCAATTAATACAATTGACGAATTCAAATCACGTCATCTGAATGACTTTGCACGTCCTAATAGATTTGTCGCTGAAATCTTAGCGCCACCAAATCTACTTAGATTTGCTGAGGAAAACGAAGCACTATCAGCAGATATTGTTTCTGTTCAGTTTCCAGGCAAGAACATTCGAACCGTAACTAACGAAACGGTGTATGGGCCAACTTATGAAATGGCACAAGGTGTAACTTACGCAGACGAAATTACACTCACTTTCTATATGGGGCCAGATCACGAAAACAGAAAATATTTTGATGATTGGCAAGACTTAATTTATAACCCACAAACTTATCATGTTGAGTATTATAAAAACTATGTTTCTAACATTGATGTGTATCAGTTAGATAGAATGAATGAAAAGTCAGCTGGTATTACACTATACGATTGTTTTCCAAAAACTGTTCAAGCACTAGAATACAATCAAGGAACCAACAATGAAGTTCTATTGTTATCTGTTGGACTTGCATTCAGAGAATGGAAATACATGAACATTGCATACAAACAAGTTGAACCAGCTAAGAAACCCATTGCATACAATGGACACCCAACTGGTAATCAGATTCTTGCAAGGTTCGGAACAAAGGGTGCTATGTTGGCAGAAGTTGCAAAACGTGCTGGATATGGTGATGGTGTTAATGCCACTAACCAAATCCTAAAACAAGGAAGTGATACACTAGGAACCGTAAGAGGATTAAAGAACTTCTTCGGTGATGTTAAATCGGGAAGAGGAAACTCTATGGGTATTTTGGATGGACTACGCAACCCATTTTAAGATAACTATATAATTATTGTTGTAATGTAAAGGAGATATTATGTCATTACCATTATTGAAGACACCAGAACATGAGTTGAAGTTGCCATCAACTGGTGAAATCGTTAAATACCGTCCATTTTTGGTCGGTGAGGAAAAGACTCTACTACTCGCATTGGAGGGTGGAGATGAAGAAGAAATTGCAAGTGCAGTTTTACAAACAGTAAACAACTGCACGTTTAATAAATTAGACATGACTTCGTTGCCTATGTTTGATATCGAATATCTTTTCTTAAAGATTCGTTCAAAGGCGGCGGGTTCTACAGTAGAGATTAATGTGTTGTGTCCAGATGATAACGAAACATATGTTCCAGTTGTCATTGATATTGATACAATTGAAGTGTTCAAACCAGAAGGACACACTAACAAGATCGAATTAACCGATACTGTTGGTATGATTCTAGGATACCCAACATTGGGTTCTACCTATGATATCACTGGTTTGAATGTAAGTTCGGCATGGGAAATTGTAAAACGTTGTATCAAGCAGATTTATGATGCAGACACCGTTTACGAAAGAAAGGATTTGAAGGACAAGGATTTAGAAGATTTCTTAAACCAATTGGATACAAATATGTTTGCAAAGGTTGAACAATTCTTCTTGACAGTTCCAAGATTGAAGAAAGAGATTACAGTGACAAACCCCAAAACTGGTATCACCAGTGATGTGGTAATTGAAGGGCTACAAAGTTTTTTCGTATAGCCCTTTCTCATGATAATCTGATGAATTACATGAAGGTAAATTTTGCCCTCATGCAACATCACAAATACTCTCTATCTGAAATTGAAGAAATGTTACCTTGGGAAAGGGAAGTCTATCTCAATATGTTAATGCAACACATTGAAGATGAAAATATGCGTATGCGTCATGAAGCCGCAAATCGCAAATTCAAAGGCTAATATTAAGAAAGAGAGGGAGTATTATGTCAGAAGAAAATAAAAAGCATACAATTAGTGATGAGGCATACGAGTCACTAAAAGATGCTGATGCAAATGGAGATGGACACATCTCTGCTGAAGAGATGGCAATGCACATTGAATTCAAGCGTAAAGAGCTCGAGGATCAAGATGCTCAACGTGACGCTATGAGAAAGATGACATGGTTTGCTTTGGGTGGTATGTTACTATATCCAGCAACTATTCTTATCACATCGTTGATGGGTGCAGACAAAGCAGCAGCAATTATTGGAGATATCGCTCCAACTTATTTTGTTGCTATTTCAGCACTAGTCGCAGCTTTCTTTGGTGCAGATGCAATCAAAGGCAAAAAATAAGGTATAACACATGGCCGAGGGTTTACAACAAACACTCAGCAAACTCGCTGAGGAAACAAGAAAGAATCAAGAGGAGACGAGAGGTCTTCGTAAGGAAAACATTACTCTTAGAAGTAGTGTTAAAGGACTTACTAAGTCGAACGAACTCGCCTCTGCAAGAGAGGAAAAGGTTCAAAGACTGGAAGAATTGATTCAGTCCAACGAAACCCTCGGTAATGTGATCGCCAAAGATTTCAAAAAAGGAATTGCAGACTTTGCTTCTTCGATTCCAGGCGCAAGTCTATTCAAACCTCTTATGAGAACAATTGCACAGAAGACACCACTAAAAGGCATCTTCGAAAGACGTGCAGAGAAACAAAGAGAAAAACTCCAAAACACCAAAGCAGAGATGGCAGTCAATCAATCTGGCATCGAATTCGGTAGTGAAGAAGAACGTGCAGCAGCTATTGAACGTGTTAAGGTAGAGATGGAGAGACAAGAACAAGAGAAAAGACTCCAAGAAAAACAAGAACAGATTGCTAATCTACTAGGCGTTCAGTATGATAAGTTTGAATCTATTATGACTGGAGAAAAATCATCTGACGAAACGGTTGGAAGTGATTCAATAACAACTGAATCCCCTTCTGGTTCCATGTCTGCTGTTGCTGTTGAAAGAAGTCGTGAAGGTGATCGTGATGAAGAACGTAGACACCAAGAATTGATTGATGCAATCAATGGTGTTCGTGAAGAGTTGAAACCAAAGAAAGAAAGCAGATATAAGAAAATCGGCGGCGGAGATGACGGCGAAGAAGATGACGATGGTGGACTCTTCGGTGGTTTCTTCGGTGGTGGCGGCAAGAAAGGCAAAAACAAGAAAATGAGCGGCTCTTCAAAGGGCGGTAAGTTCTTTAAGACTGGTGGAAAAGGAATGGGAACTGGCAGAGGTGGTTTTGTCAGTAACATCGCCAGTAACGCTGCTTCTATTATGAAAGGTGCAGCTGCAATTGCAGCACTAGGCGCTGCACTGATTCCATTTGCCTATGCAGCGAAAATGATGAATGAAGTGGATTGGGAGTCACTTGGTAAAGCGGGTGTTGCAATTGTTGGACTTGGTGGTGCAGCAATGTTACTTGGTAAAGCTGGTGGTTCTATGATGATGGGTGCAGCAGCAGTTGCTGTTCTCGGTGGTGCATTGTGGATTGCTTCCAACCCACTTGAAACATTTTCTAACCTATCATGGGAAGGCATTGCAAAAGGATTTGTTGCACTTGCCGGTGTTGGTGTAATTGCAGCAGTAATGGGAACCGCTGCTCCATTAATAATGTTGGGTTCTCTAGCAATTGGTGCTTTGGGTGTCGCACTACTTCCATTTGCATATGCAGCAGAGATGGCGGCTCCTGCCATAACTGAAATTGCAGACGCATTCATGACGTTTAAAGACGTTCCAATAAAAACTTTGATTGGAATTCCAGTTGCACTTGCAGCAATTGGTGCAGCATTGGTTGCAATGTCTGGTGGTAACTTTGTCTCTGGTATTCTAGACGGTATCGGTAAACTCTTTGGTAATGATTCTCCAATTGACAAGATGGTTAAACTTGGAAAATCTGCTAAGGATATCAACCAACTCGGACAAACTATGGAAGGGTTTGGTGGACAACTTCAAAAGATGATGGACGGTATCGACAATGTTGATTTCAGTTCATTTGATAAGTTGGATGGATTAGCAAAACAAGCAAATGAGTTTGTTGATGAGATGCCTGGTGTTATTGGACTTGCAAAACTAAACGCATTTGCATTTGCAATGGAGAAACTAGGTGTTGGTGGTGGAACTACTGAAGCGGTTGCTTCTGGTGTTGAATCTTCTACTGGAAAATCTTTACCTAAAGAAGATGCTAAAACTAAAATCAATAGAACTAAACTTGCTCTCTTGAAGAAGAGAAAAGCAGAACTGGAAGAAACCATCGAAGGTGGGACTGGTATTACTAACTGGTCTATGGATGACGAGAAAGAAGAACTTGCACAATTGGAATCTAAGATTTCTTCACTAGAGAAGAAGGTTGCTCCAACATCAACCGCATCTGCATCTGCACCCAAATCGGAAGGAAACATGCCTTCTGATGATCCTTTGTTCAAAGAAGCAAAGGAAGTCGCTAAACTTCCAAAGTCTAATGTTGATACATCAAAACTTCCAGCAGGATATTCATTCAGTGAAATGCAATTTGCTGAAAAAGATTATGAAGGATATAAGAAGTATCAAGATTGGAAAAATT